CAGAAGCCGAAGGTGAAGCGATTGTGGCTGGAGCAGAACCTGCATTGTGAAGTACACTTCCCCTTGCCAGTGCCCAATGACCAGTGCGACCCCGAAACGGGCGTGCCAGGGGAGGGGATGGCAGATGGACGTGACCGAAGTCTCCACCCGGGAACTCGCCCGGATGGCCGCCCCCTACAATCCTCGCCAGATCGCAGACCACGATCTGGAAGCCCTACGCCGTTCGTTGCGGTACTTCGGAACGGTCGAGCCGATCGTGGTCAACCGCCGCTCCGGCCACATCGTCGGCGGCCACCAGCGGGTGAAGGCCGCGCTCGCAGAGGAGATCGAAGCGCTGCCGGTCGTCTACGTGGATCTGGACGATCCCTCCGAAAAGCAGCTCAACCTCGCGCTGAACCGAATCCACGGCGACTGGGACCTCGACAAGCTCGAGGAGGTTCTGCGGGAGCTGGAGACGCTGGGAGCTGATCTCGACCTGACCGGCTTCACGGACGTCGAGATCGATGAGTTGCTCCGAGGCGGGGACGAGCCCATCGATGGGCTGACCGACCCCGATGCCGTTCCGGAGCCTCCGGACGAACCCAAGACCCAGCTCGGCGACCTGATCGTTCTTGGGCAGCACCGGCTCCTCTGCGGCGACAGCGCGAACCCGGAGCACGTCAAGCGCCTACTGGACGGCGCTCGTATCCAGCTCGTGAACACGGACCCGCCGTACAACGTCGCGGTCGAGCCCCGATCCAACAACGCAATCGCGGCCGCCGGAAAGGGCCGGAAGCACCACCAGGGGTTGGACCTCGCTCGGAACCCGGGGAAGGCGACACGGACGAGCAAGATGCGTCCTAAGGACCGGCCGCTGATCAACGACTTCCTGCCGCCGGCGGAGTTCGAGAAACTGCTCCTGGCCTGGTTCACGAACCTGGCCAACGCCCTCGAGCCGGGACGCTCCTTCTACTGCTGGGGCGGCTACGCGAACTGCGCCAACTACCCGCCCGCGCTGAAGGCAAGCGGCCTCTACTTCAGCCAGGCCGTCATCTGGGTCAAGGAGCACCCGGTCCTGACCCGCAAGGACTTCATGGGCAACCACGAGTGGTGCTTCTACGGCTGGCGCGAGGGTGCCGCGCACTTCTTCAACCCCGACGTGAACAACGCCACCGACGTCTGGTCGGTGAAGAAGGTCAACCCGCAGTCGATGATCCACCTCACCGAGAAGCCGGTGGAGTTGGCGGAGCGCGCCATGCACTACTCGTCCAGGCGCGGCGAGCACGTCCTGGACCTGTTCGGCGGCAGCGGGTCCACCTTGATGGCTGCCGAACGCGTGGGCCGGAAGGCCTTCCTCATGGAGCTCGATCCCGCCTACTGCGACGTCATCGTCGAACGCTGGCAGAACTACACCGGCCAGAAGGCTCAGGGCTGGCGTGGCAACGCCGACTGAGTTCAAGCGGTTCCTGCTCGAAGAGGTGAACGCCGGCCAGGCTGCCGGCTGGGATCTCGCCAGCGGCTGGTTCTGGACGCAGCAGACGGCATGGGCCTGGTTCTCACGGGAGGTAAGCGATGGCACGCCATTCGGCCCGGAAGCGGGAGGAAGCCCGTCAGTTCTACCTCACGGGTGAGGTGACCTCGATCGCCGAGATCGCCCGCCGCATCGGGGTGAAGCCCCACACCGTGGCGTCCTGGAAGCGAGCCGAGGCCTGGGACGCCCTCCGCCTCAAGATCGACCGACGGGCCGCCGAGCAGCTAGTCGAGAAGCTGGCCTCGGAGCGGGTCTCCCTGAACGCGCAGCACTTCAAGCTCTGGAGCGCCGTCGTCGCGCGCGCCTTTGGCACCCTGCAAAAGGGCGGCCTCCAGGCCGAGGATGTCCGTGCGCTCGAAAAGATGGCCTCCGTCCTGGAGAAGGCCCAACGGGGGCAGCGGCTGGCCCGTGGATTGTCGCTGGACGGTCAGACCGAGGAACAGATCCGGGCGGAGGCTGCCGCCGAGACGCGGGCTCTGATCGACCTCTTCATCCAGGTGGTGAAGGAGGAGATCGAGGACGAGGACCTGCGAGACAGGATCGCTCGAACGCTGCTGGAACGGATCCCCTCGCCCGACGATGAAGAACCCGAGGACTCCGCGGCTTGAGCAGGACCGACCTCTCTTACCTGCGCGGCCGTGCCAACGAGCTCGCCAAGCCGGAGACCCGGGCGTCGGCGACTCCCCTGGCCAAGTGGAGCCGCAAGCTCCGGGTGGACGGGCGACCGTTCTCCTTCGACGGCCACGAGTACCTCCGCGCCATCTACGACGACACGGCCCGCCACGTCGTCCTCTCCAAGGCCGCACAGATCGGCGGGACGACCTGGGCCATCCTGCGGAGCTTCCACGCCTGCATGGCCGGGCTCAACGTCGGCTACTACTTCCCGACCAAGACGGACGTCTTGGAGTTCTCGAAGTCCCGGGTGTCCCCGCTCCTCAACGAGAACCCATTCCTCCGCAAGCTGGTCCGGGAGACGGACACGGCCGGCCTCAAGAGGGTCGGGCCCGGGCATCTCTACCTGCGCGGTATGCAGTCCACGGTTGGGATGAAGTCGATCCCCGTGGACATGCTGGTCTTCGACGAGCTGGACGAGGCGACACCCGAGGCCAAGGCCATGGCCCGGGAGCGGCTCGGGCACTCGGACTACAAGCGCATCCTGGAGCTATCGAACCCTTCTCTTCCCGACTACGGGATCGACGAGGTGTACCAGCGCTCCGACCAGCGGCACTGGACGCTCAAGTGCCCTTCCTGTGGCAACTGGACGTCGCTGGAGAAGGCGTTCCCGAGGAAGAAGGGCCAGGAGGTCCGGGTGATCCTCCCACGCAAGAACGGCGGGTACTACCGCGCTTGTGTGAAGTGCTCAGCCGAGCTCGACCTGGCAAAGGGGGAGTGGGTGGCCGACTTCCCCGATCGGCCCATCCATGGATACCGGATCTCGCAGCTGTTCTCCTCGAAGATTGACCCCGGCGAGATCCTGGAGGAGTACCGGATCACCCGCTTCCCAGACCGCTTCTACAACCTCAAGATCGGCATCCCCTGGGCAGACCTGGAGCGACGTCTGGACGCCGCAAGCGTCCTCGCGCTATGCCGGCACACGCCAGTCAAGATGCCGGAGAAGCTGCCGACGGTGATGGGCGTGGACACCGGGAGTCAGCTCCACGCCGTCGTCATCCAACCCGACATCGAGCAGCGGACCATCCGGAACGTCGTCCATCTCCAGGTCTGCAACGAGTTCGAGGAGCTGGATGCGCTCATGAAGAAGTTCAGGGTTACACGCTGTGTCATCGATGGCTTGCCCGAGACGCACGCCACGCGAGCCTTTGCCAAGCGGCACAACGGCCGCGTGTACCTGAACTTCTTCAACGAGAACCAGCGAGGCTCCGCCCTGTGGCACAGCGACCAGAGGATCGTCAACATCAACCGCACCGAGGCCTTGGACGCCTCCCGAGCTGCGGTCCGTGAGAAGAGCATCAACCTGCCGCCACGCGATCGGCTCGTCGAGGAGTTCGCCCGGCACATGGCAGCGGACGCCAAGATCCTGGACGAGGACGAGGAGACGGGCGCGAAGAAGTACCGGTACATCCGCACCGGCCCTGACCACTTCTCCCTGGCCTTCACGTATTGCTGGATGGCCGCTGAGAAGGTCTGCTTCTGGTCGAGCCCGCGCTGTGGATCGATCCGGCCGTCCGGGGAGCTGGCGAGGGTTCTTGATGCGACCGGGCCCGCCCGACGTCGCCCTTGGTAGGGTGCATTTATCGAGGGTGCGGGCCGTTCTAGGGTGCAGTTATCAACGGTCGGACCCCTTCCCGGGTGCAGTTATCGTCGAAAACGCGCGTCTAGGGTGCATTTATGGGGCCGTTTTGGACCCTTCAAGCGGACCCCGCCGGTGATGTGCCGGTTGGTGGATTCCCCGTAAGTCATTGATGAGGCAAGCCTAAACCCCTACTGAAGCCTCAGCCGGCAGGCGACGGGAGCGAGTTTTGGGGCTCAGAACTGCCGCTGGCGTGCCGGTTGGGACCCTCGAACTGGCGATGGTCTGCCGCATATCGTCTTAGGCTCAAATG